AGTGGAAGATGAAATGGAAGTAAGCGAAACGGCTGAAACCCAAGGCTTGATGGCAAGAGGAGCTTAAGATATGGGATTTGATTGGAGAGCCTTCGCTGAAGGGTTTGCTACAACAGCAGCAGCAAACATACAAGAGAAGAAGAAAGAAGCTCGTAAGTACAGAGAAGAGCAAGAGCAGTTAGCTAAAGATAACATCATGAAGATCTCTAGACGTAATGCTGTAGTTAATGAGGTTTTAGGACTTACTAACTACTTAGAGGATCAAGGTGTAAGTACCGCACAGATGCAAGCTGCAATAGCAAGTGGTCCACAAGCCATACAAGACTTGTCTACTAAAGTTAGAGCAGCAGTTGAAGCTAATGGTGGTAGAAAGCTGAGTGATACTGAAGTAGATATGATCATAAAAATGCCAGAGGGTTTTCAGCCCCTTGATATGGACATGGATCAGTACGTAAGAAAAACGTATGGCCTTGGATTAGAAACAAAAGGTGCTACTGCAGAGGAACCAGACATAGGTTTCTTTGATAGGCTTACTGGTGACTCAGCTATGATGCGGTCTAAGTACAAACTTGGTAGTGAGGTTATCTATGATGGATATACTGCTGAAGATATAAATATGTTAGCACGACAGCAAGAGTATGAAGCATTACAACCATCTACTTACGCAGTAATAGCAGACATGAAACGCTTTGATCTAAAAGCTAAAAAGTTTGTACTTGATAGTATTGTAACTTTAAAGAAAGACAGAGAAGAATTAGACCCTGCATATAAAGCTGCTCTAGCTACATTAGAAACATTCGATGAAAGAGGTGGGCTAACTCAACTTGAACTTGATCTAAAAGCAAATCCAGATAGTGCAAATATAAAACAACAAATAGCTGAATATAAATCAGCACAGAACAAAGTAAAATCTATAGAGATGCCTCTCTATCAAATGGTGTACGATGATGCTATAGATACATATGGACTAGCTGCATTTGAAGATTTAGAAACTAGTATGTTAGCTAACGTAGGTGAAGAATATGTAGAAAACTTACGTGAATTATTGTTTCCTACCATGAAACAGACTATAGGCACAGGTAGTGCTGTTGATGCAGACAATATAGAGGCACTAGGAGAAGTACCTACAACTAAGAAAATATTTGAGGACATTCAGTTTACCGTAACAAAGTCTGACTCAGAAGGTAATCCTCTTGAAGTTAAAACTGATGGTGGCAATACTTACACACCTGAAAGTGAAGGGTGGGATGTACTAGTGCAGCACCTAGAAAAGAAAGAAACACCTGTAGGTCCAGTGGAAGAGCAAGCCCTCAAAAAGCTAAATCTAGAAAAGATAGATACTACAGAAAGTGTAGCAATTAGTGAACCTAAAGAAGAAGATCCTGTAGAAGAAAAGGTTGAGCTAGAACCTCCTGAGCAAAAACGTGAAGTAGAAGACGTAGTTGAAACTGCAGAAGAAATGGGTGTCCGTAAAGCTGCAGAGTACATGGACAGAGATAGAGTTACCTTTGAAGAGTGGGAAGAGATGGGTCCAAACGCTAGGAAGCTACTTGGTCTACCTACATCTAAGGTTGGTGCACAGAATGCTACAGAGAATGGCTTCATAGAATTACCTAAAGGAAAGGTAAAGCGTGAGACTATTGCTGCACGTATGGCAGAGCTAGAACCAGGCGATGCAGTAAGAAGCTTACGAGATAAGACTAAGCAATTATTTGGTGCTACTGATGAAGAAATACAAGAAGGTATGGACACAGGAGCTATTACAGAATTAGACTTATCTATAATGAGTGAGTTTGGTGAAGACATATTCAAGTATATGCAAGAGCAGGGTCTAGATGAAAACGCAGAAGCCTTTGACATCATGAGAGCACTCAGTGAGTGGGCAGATGCAAACAATAAGAGACTGCCATACAATACAGGCTTCTTAACTTTACAATTTCAAAAAGCATTTAGAAGGTAGAATATTAATATGAGTGATTCCTTCCTAGACTTGATGGATCAGTATGGCGTTACAAAGGATGACATACTTGCACCTAGCCGTATTGAACCGCCAACCGTAGAACAAGAAGAGCCTGTACCTGTAAGCAGTGAAAGCGAACTTGTTGACAAAGGTGGTAAACTTAAGAAGAAAGACTTGTACGAGGCTTCTAACTTACGCACTATACGTAGGTACATGGTGTCTCGCAGAGGCATACAGTATAACGATAAAAGTGACGAAGATGTTGTAGAAGATTTTATGGATCACATGCGTAGCTTCAACACCAACATCATAAATACAGGTGGCGAAGTAAGACACATTACAAATGCTAGTCAGCAAGATAAAGCAGTGGCAGGTGATGCATACAAGTTATACGATCAGCTAGGCAATGTGTTTGTAAACGATGGTTTTTACGGTGCAGTAGATGGTGTGTTTGACTACATCCAAGCTGCAGCTACAGATCCTTCTAACTACATTGGTCTACTTACTGGTGGTTTAGGTAAGGCTGCATCTCTAGGTATAACAAAAGGTGGTAAAGAGCTAGTCAGACAAGCTGCTATAGAAGCAGGACAAAGAGCAGCAAAGTCTGGTGCTACAACACAGAGTGCTAAGAAAGCAGCAGATGAAGCAGCAGAACGTGTAGCCCAACGCATAGTAGAAAGAGGTATAAAAGGTCCTGCAGCTAAAAAGTTACAAGAACGTGTAGCTCTACAGGAGCAGCGTAACTTTATATACAACGCCAAGAAAAAAGCACAGAAAGAGTTTCTCGAAGAGAGAGCTAAGAAAGGTGTGCGTGGTTCTCTGTTAGCTACTACAGGTATCGATGGATCACTAGCTATGCTGCACGACAACATGATACAGAATGTCATGTTAGATGCAGGAGCACAAGAAGAGTACAGCATGTTACAAACAGGATTTAGTTCTGCTCTAGGTCTTGTTGGCGGTGGTGCTCAACTCGTAGGTGGTAAACTCAAGGGTGTGAGTGGACTCAAAGACACCAAAGGTAAACTTGTTGCAGGTAAACGTAAGGCAGAGCTAGAGGCTGACATTGAAGGTAAGCTTTTAGTACCACTATCAAAAGAAAGAATTAAGAAGTACACTGATGAACTAAACGATGCGTTAGATTCTTGGGAGGCAAAACGTAATCGTGGCGATAATATGTTTCAGACAGGTGTAATGCCATCAGACTTTTTAAAAACCATTATGGTAGGAGAAGATGGTAAGGGTGGTGTTGCAAAACTTTATCTTGATGAAGTAGGTAGGCCAATCCCTAAGAATGTACGTGTCACAGATGTAATGACAAACACCCTCAGACAAATGCCTGAAGATGATTTACAAGCCATAGCTAAACGTATGCAGCCTCTAGTTGGTTATACTCTAGGTGATACAACAGAGATAGCACAAGAGATAGGTGACTACATAGCATCCAACGTTAGCAGAGGCATGACTTATGGTGCAGTAATGTCTCAGGTAAGAAGCACAATTGATTCAGGTCTTGTTGCAGGACACAATGCCATGATCAACTTGGTGCGTACTCCTCAGTTAAAAGAACAGATGGAAGAAGAGATACTCAAAGCTACAGGGAAAGTAAAACGTCCTAAGCTTGGAGCATATACTCAGAGTGTGTGGCGTAGATTACTTATATCTTCACCTGCTACAACAGGATTGAACGTTGCAGGTTTCTCACAGTTTTATGTAGGTTCTACATTAGCTGATGTAGCAACAGGTAGTATGTATATGCTTGGTGGTCTAGCTACAGGTGGTAAGTTTACAAAGACAGGATCAGAGTTACTACGTAAAGGTAAAGTATTTCATCAGATACAAGCACAGAAGATGCGTAACTTGATGGACCCATACACTACACATGATGCTTACATGGACTTCTTGTCTCAGAATAAAGACATAGAGAAGGTTCTGTTTGAAAGTGTTACTGGTGGTATCGAAAGATCAGGTAGACGTTTTGATATTGATCCTGACGCTAAGTGGTTCAAAGGCGTAGAAGCTGTAGCTAACGGTGCTAATCGTCTAACAGGTGTACGAGTACAAGATACGTTTACTAAGTCTCAAATGTTTATGACTGAGCTAGACAAACGGTTACGACTCAAGCATGACAGAACCTTAACAGACGTTCTTAACTCAGGTAACATAGAGCTAGTAGATGATAGTGTAGTCGGTGGTGCTATCGATACCACACTCAAGTCTGTATTCTCAAAAGATTACACTACAGATGATCAGCTTCTAAGAGGTGCAGCTAAGTTAACAGAAAGCATTTCTAACATACCGTTGTTTGGTACTGTACTACCTTTCGGTAGATTCTTCAACAATGTTGTAGCTACATCTTATCAATGGTCTGTAGGCGGTGGTGTACAACTTATGTCTGCTATAGCTAAGTCAGAGAAGCGTAATGTCGAAACTTTAGAAGCTGCATCACGTAGCCTTGTAGGTTTAACTGCAATCAGCCTAGCTATGAACTATGACAAAGAGAGAAGCGAAAAAGGCTTAGACGTATTTGAGATTGAAGGTACTGGCGGTGCTATCATAGATGCTCGTAATACATTCCCATTCTCTCTATGGTTAGCAGCAGGACGTATCGGTAGACTTAGAGCAGAAGGTGAAGCTGTGCCAAAAGAAATGATGATCAAGTTTGGTGAACAAGTAGCTGTAGGACAGCTTGCTACAGACTTACAGTTTGGTAATGACATCACTAGAATCATGGACACATTAATAAACCAAGATGTAGATTTAGCCCAGGCTTCTTTCAAAGAAGTAGCTAAGTTCACAGGTAACTATGCTGCAGGTTTTACTAGACCACTTGATGCAGTAAACAAACTTACTGGCTATGTTACAGACACAGATGCAGCAAGAGACATAAGACAAGCTGAGACAGGCGGTCAGATGTTTACACAAGGTGCAACAAGATACTTTGATAACGTCATAGAAGCTATCACAGATAGAGCAGAAACAGTTTCAGGTGAAGAGCTAAGGGTTGCAAGTCGGCAAGGCAAAGTACAAGACGCAAACCCTATGGCTAGAATCTTTGGTATCACAGTTAAACCTGCACGTACATCTACAGAGCAAGCATATTCAATGGCTAACATGCAAGATTGGACAGCCAGTGAACGAACAAGTATGGCTGCTTACGATACGATATTCAATGAGGCTGTAGCTCCTGAGCTAGAAAGAGCTACGGATAACTTACTTAGAGACAGGAAGTTTATAAACGCTGACCTTGTAGGTAAACGTGCTATGCTTAAGTCTGTTGTATCTGAGGTGAAGAAAGATTTACGTAAAGTCCTAAAGAAGTACGGCACTAGTGAGACTAAGCTAGGTGCAATGAGAGCTAAAGCTTCAGAGCATGGCAACAAAGAGTTGCGTAGTAAGGCTATGAAAGCAATGAAAGAACGCTACGGTTTTGAAGGAGGTATACGTGATATGACAATCACAGAGTTACACTACTTCATGGACTACGTAGATTACTTAAAAGATTATTACAAATAAAGAGGGGCGCATTTAGCGCCCTTACTTTTTTATACCGTTGAGTTTTGAGCTACGTTCTGCCCACATTTGTACTATCATTAGATGTTTAACAGCTTCTCGTGTCTCACTGGTGTGGTACAGATTGTCTGTTATAAACTTATCCAATGCTTCAATGTGTTGTTGTAGTCCCTCTTTGAAATGATCGTGTCTCCTAGATACAAAGTCATGCGCTTCTTTTTCTAGGCTCATATTTGGCTATACCTCCTGTGGTATCTCTGTACAATAAGCAAAAACGTTTGAATCAGGCGATGGCCTAGTACTCAAAAGCTCACTACGGATGTATGTTGCACCACTTTTACATGCGTCCATTGTAGGATATATGTGGTTAACTGCCTTAACATTTACAAACTCACTCCCAATAGTAAGTATGAGTACTAGGACATACATTATTCTGCGTCTTCTGTAGTTACGTCTTTGATTATCTCTACGCTTTTCTCATAGACTACAACACCTGTGTCCCAAGATGCTTTAGCTACAGGTTTAACTACATCATTGAACGCACCTATTCCAATTGTAAGTGCGGCTACTGGTAACATAAGATTAAATATAAACATTGTTTTCTCCTTTGAATATTATTGCTATAGTAGCACAGTAATTATACTATGTCTACTTTTTCGGCTTCTTGATAAGGTATGTGATAGAATGTTTCACCCTTTGGTATCCTGTATGTAGGACCAGAGGCTTCTTTAATAATGTTATCTACCATCTGTGTACCTCTTATCTTCCAAGCCTGATTATAGTGTTTATTAAAAACATAAAAGTATAAGTTCTCCAACTGGTCTTTGTATTTCTCTATTAGTCTCCTCTTCCTCCCTGGTATCCTTATTTCTTCCCAATACGTAGGCCACTCCTCTTTCCACTGTGCTTTTCGTTCTGCTTCATGAAAAAAAGTGACACCATCTTTTTCTGATACAACATCAGCATAGTAATCTTCTTTCTTGCTTACAATTGTATGCCCTTCTGATTCTAAGTACTTAATCAAAGCTTCCTTAGATGGTCCATCTACTTTATCGTAAACTTCTTTCTGGAATGGCCTAGTATATACTTTCATTAATTATGCCCCTATATCTACTACCTCACACACATCACCAGTGCAAGCCATAGACTGCATAGCAACTGTGTTATCTTCTTGTTCATAGTCGCTAAGTTTATCCCAGTCAATGTTTTTTGGCATAGTTTTCTTTAGCTCACTGTACTCTTCCTTAGTGCAATCCTGATAAGGTGCTTGTTGGTAAGAGTGATCTGAGTGTGGCAAAAATGACACACCTGACATTTCATCAAAGTGTTTATAGACAAATGCGCCTACTTCCATCCATTCATCAGCACGAACCGACACTGTTACAGAGGGTTTGTGTTCACACCAATGTCGCTGATAGGTTAGCCATGTCTCCAACTGTTCAATGGCTGACATATCGTTTCGAGTTACAGCTTTATTTGGTGACTTCACTGGAAAGCTAAACACTGTAGTGCTATCAGGTTTCATTACACACGGCTCATTAGGTATACCTTGGTCCTGCATCATCTGTGTTAGTGGATCTTTGTTATCACCACGAACTGTTCTGATGTAATAAGGTGAGTGTCTAGCATGTATGCCTGATGCTGAGTCAACTAATTGTGATACTGTTCCGCTTGGTTTGACGCAGGTGATTGATGCACTTGTTGGAATGCCAAGGCGGTCAGCCCAAGTAGTATTAGTACGAAGAGCGATTTCTCGTAGATGTTCAAGAGTCTTCTCCAATCCTTTGTTTGCTGATGTCATAAGAGGGTTGTCCATTATCCCTGTGAGTGACACACCCAACAGACGCTCCTCTTCCGTATTCGTTGTCCACACCTTCCGCAAGTATGGAAATTTGGTGTAGGTTGACTGGATTGTACCCAAAATAGTAGCAAGTCTAACTTTTCTTTCCAAGTCATCCACGTTATCCGTAGCCCTAACCACCACTTCAGTAAGATTACAAAACTGATATGGTCTAAGAATGATTTCAGAGCAAGGGTTAGTTCCAAACTCATAGTTAGAATCACGTCTTCCAAACTTCTCAGCTTGTTTCTTGGATGCTTCACGATTAAATATACCTCTCTCGCCTGACTTGCTTTCTACTAACGCCAACCACTCACGCATGAATGTTTCTGAGTCTGGCTTTTCTGTATAAGATACACTGTTATTAGCTAACGCCCTGTGTGCAGCTTCGTTCCACCACTGTCCTGACTTAGCGTGACGCATACGATCATCACTGAGGTTAGACAAACTGATCATGGCACTGCGTCTAACACCACCAACAACAACTATCTGACCAATGAAACACATTAGGTCATGACACTCTAAGCTAGATAGCCTACGTCCTTGAGCATCCTTGAATGTCTTTACTGCAAAGTTGAATAACTCAACCAACGGTGCAGGTCCACTAGCTCTACCACCAAACGTTTTTAGCCTTGCACCTGCAGGGCGTACTCTGCTAATATCCCACTGAGGAATCTCACCTGCCCATAGAAGTGCCAATACTTGTCTAAACGCCTTAGCCCACCCCTCCTTGCTGTCCTTTACCACAACGGTAGTATCACTCTCGAAGAGTTTAGGTACTTCGGGAAGCTTGCTAACGAACTGTCTCTCAACACTGAACCCGACACCAGTACCACAGAGGAGGATGTACATAGCTTCATCGAAGGACTTTGGGTCATCTACAGGTAGATAGCTACAGTTATACCCTGCAGTATTATCCCTCTCAAGTGCTGCCCCTGCAGTCATCATAGCTCTCATGCTAGGCATAATGTCTAACGACAGTATAGCTTGCTCTATCTCAGTAGATGTTTCTTTATCTACCTTGTCACCTACTACGTTCTCTACGTAACGGCTGACTGTCTCAGGCCAAGACTCTCTGCCCTTGCCATCAATATATTTAGCATACCGTGATTTGTGTATAAAGCTTTGGTAGTCTGTTGGTAAGTAGTTATTCATGTTTCTTCACCTCTATCTTTCTAATTACTGCACCATCAATATCATAAATAATATCTTGGAATAACTCAGTAACTGCCTCCTCGTGCATCTCTGCTACTATGGGTAGTATCCGTTCTTCCTCGTCTATTTCTATTGTTAGTTTAATATTAAACTTCATCTCTTATCGCCACTACCTTGAATGGTTCCTCGTTCCATACGACTCTTAAGTTTATTTAAGTTGCGTTGGGCAAGGTCTGTCATATCAAAGCGTAAGTCACGACATAAAGCTGCAATGTACCACAGGCAATCACCTACCTCTGCAGCTACATCTTCTCTGTCAAACTTCCCATCCCTTAGCATCTTCTTTACTTTGTTGGCTACTTCACCTGCTTCACCTGCGAGTCCTAACGCAGGGTAAACTATCTCATGTTCTTTAGGGTATATAGCAGTCTTCTCTGCTTCAATCTGATACTCCTCAAACGTCATTTGATATTGTCTCCAGGCATCTATATCATCTTGTGTTATCATTTATGTATCTCCTTATAACGCTTCTTTAATCTGTTAAGATACCAAATAGCTTTATCAATATCTTCTAAGCCATTCTTGTACTCATGTCTCCACAAATACTTCAACACGTTAGCAGCATGAGGCGCAGTGTGTCCTGACATATTCTCTGTCATTGCTTCTATAGCTTCAATACATTCTATACCGCTATGATTGTAATGCACTGGGTTATTTACTTGATCGTAGTCAAGTGTTGTCTCACCAGTTAATGTAATTGTTGGTTCCATTATGCGTTCCCTTTTGTCTTAGTCCACTTGTTAAGTGTATATACATTTCCCTTTTTTATTACAACAGGTTTTTCATCTTCCATCTCTGCTGCATCCATAGCAATCAAGTAATCTCTGTGTTCTTTTACCATGTCGTACAAGTCAGGTTCTTCATTAGCTAAGTCTAAGAAAGCTGACATCATAGTTGCTATCTCTACTATCCCATTCAAAACAGAATTAGGTAAGTCATGGTCAGGAGATATTGCTATCGATACATTAGAATCACCTCTCCACTTCTTAGGGTTATCGTAATCTATTGGACTTATGACTATCGCTATTTCATCATCACCTATCTCATGTCCCATCAGTTCTTCCTTTTTGTTTTTAACTCTATCTTCTTAACTGTAATCTCTTTACCTTTTTCTTTCAGCCACTCTTCAGGTATCACACGATGCGCCCACTGAAACTTGTGCTGCTCACACCAATTACAATACCTAGACTTAGCACCCTTGTATAACTTAGCGTTTGCATTACTGAATACAAACCGTATGTCTAACTCAGGGTGTTGTCTCTGTATCTCACGATGCTTACGTCTGTCTGCACTATCAAAGATACCTTTAGTCTCAATGATAATACCGTTGTCTAACACGAAGTCTGGTGTGTAGGTACGATAACGTAAATCTTCCCATTCTACTTTCAGTACTTCGTATCTGACTTTCTTTTGTTTCTGACGTAAGTACGCAGCAACCTCTTTCTCTAGGCCACTGCGATACCTACCTTTGTTATGTCTCCGCATACTCAGGACTTAGCAGAACATAGTCTACCATAGGTGGCTTTGCAGCGTGTGACATCACAGCTTCACGAGTCTGTATGTTAGGCCAACACTTATGTTTGTATGCACAGAAGCCACAGGTGTTAGGGTCTAACTTTAGATTACCAGTTAGTTTACGATAATGTGTCTCTGGCACTGGCTCATAGCAACGCTCAAAAGGTTTATCCTCATTGATGTACCCTACCGTTTGCTCAATGCTATCCATTACTGCAGCCTTGTCTACGGAGCTTGCATCAACATACTTGAACTCACCGTTAGCTTTGTTGACTACCCACCAACCACCAACATCTACACCTGCACCTTCAGCGTATCCTACTAGCTGAGACACATAACCAAAGCTATCACTCCTAGCCAGAGTTTCTAGTGTGTTAAACTTGTTCTTGTATGACCAAGGTGAGGCTGACTTAACATCATCTACCTTGCCATCAAGTACCATGTCGTACTCACCATTTATTTCTGTACCATCCTTTAGTTTAAGGGTGACACTATCATTGTCTTTGAAGTCCACCTCAGCAGCACGAAGAAGACCCTTGAACACCGCTTCCACAATGTCACCTATGATCATGTTGATCAAGAAATGTGGTGGTAGTGGTGTCTTATCTTCAGGGTCATTCTTCTCAAACCATAGCTGACAAGTAGGACGCCCAATGTTGGACATCCTAAGTCTAAACTCGTCACGAGGTTTACCACCGAACTGCTTCTCTAGTGCAGCCTCAACATCAGAAGCGACTTGCTTACGAATGTCTTCAGCCATATCTGTTTCACCTTTGACAGCTTTGCCAAGGTATTCAAAGACAGCTAGTTCAGCAGGATGGTTCATTAGTCTGCCTCTTCTACGTTGACGAACTCAGCCACGATAGCAGCATCGTCATCAGAGATAGACTCCTTATTCTTTTCATCCCATTGTTCAAGGATGTAAGAGTTAATCGTAGTGATATACTCTAAAAAGTTATGAAGTGTATCTTGGTCTTCAGGCTGTAAGTCTACCCTGTCACCCATGTCTAGAGTCATAACAGCAAAGCTATTACCTGTATTTGAGTTAACTAGATTAGCACCTAGCTTCAGTGTACACTGTATAGGTAGTATGTTCTTACGCCCCAAAGTATTCACCGCTAAGTCTAGAGACTTGATACTTGAAGGTGGTACTTCAAAAATGAAAGGCATAGCAGTAATTGCATCTACTGGATTACCTTTTTCATCCGTTACACCTGTTGCACTCAACTCACCAAAGAGAATCTTCTTACGCTTGATACTGCGAATCAGATCCTTTGTCTTATCAGGTACGCTGTCCCAATCTTCGATGTAACCTGACGGTCTACCTAGATTGAATGTGCCTACGTTATCTTTGAGGTCACCCTTAAGATCTATAGACATGACAGTTTTCATCATCATCTCTTCTTTGGCATCCCACTTAGACCACTGTTGTCTGATTGCGAAGATACGTACTGTAGGACTAGATGCATAAACAACATCGTCCTCACCTCTTGTGATCTTGTATGATCCTGATGGTACAACTTCAGTCTTGATAGACTTTCCGTTAACATCAATCTCACCCATGATACCTGTGTGCATGAGGTTTACTCTAGGTAAAGCAGCACTCTTTCTTTCGCCACCGCTTTGAGGAGTTACTCCTACTGCCTCTGCAAGAGACATACCTAGATCGTTTTGTATTGCTAACTCTGTATTCATTTTACTTACTTCCTTTCAAAGTTAAAGATGGTTAGTTATACTCTAAACATCAACTGTGTCAAGCCAATTGTTTCCTATTTTAGCTTCTAATAATAAAGGCACATTCATTTCTACATCGTATGCGTCTTTTATGACACAGTTAAGATTAGCATTAATATCATCTACAATAGTCAATACTTTTTTTACTTCATCAGGGTGTACATCTATCACCATAGAATCGTGTACTGTGTTGACTAAGCAAGACTGCAAAGGCTCAAGCATCTTCTCAAACTCCAGTAGAACGACAGGCACAATGTCACCTGTAGCAAAGCCTTGGACAGGGTAGTTCTTGATCATCGTAAAGTGTGACACACTACCGTTGCTCCTACGACTTACATCAGGGAATGCATACTGTCTGCCACTTACGTTAGTGATCTTGAGAAACCTCATAGCTTCATCACCAAGTTTTTTATGCCACCTGGCTACGCCTTTATACTTCTCATTGAAGTGCTCATAGTATGCAGCTACAGCCTTGGGTCTGCCATATCCTGTAGCACCAAAGAGAGGGGCGAAGGTATGCTCCTTTGCTGCCTGACGCTCTGTAGGTTGCCCTGCATCACTGATAACCTTTGCCGTGTAGGAATGCACATCAAATCCTGTTTCGATCTCCTGCATGGCTGTGCTGTCCTGTGAGAGGAATGCAGCAACTCTAAACTCCAACTGGGCAAAGTCACATTCCATGATCTGTCCACCCTCCCATCGTGATATGAACACACGTTTTACTGGGAAGGTTCCTCCTCTTGGCATGTTCTGCATGTTGGGATTGCGTCCAGAAAATCTACCTGTACTGGTGACACTTTGGGTAAGGTTGACGTGAAGGAATCCGTTGGGCTTGGTGAATATGTCGATGCCATCCACGAAGCTACTAAGGTAACTGCTGATAGCAGAGAGGCGCTTAAGATCAGTAAGAAAATCAAGAGCAGACTCCATATTGTTGCTTGTAGCGGTAGCCATAAGACTCTCAAGATTGCCTTTACTAGTACTGAAACCATTTGCACTTATCCATTTCTTGTTTGGCGCAGAGAAACACAGCCCTGCCACTTGTTTTGTTTCGGTTAGTAGGTAGCCTCTACTGTCACAGTCTTTACACTTATTGGGTAACTTGTAAAGCGTACCGTCTTTTCTTTTCTTGTGTACTAAGCCACGCCCATTACAGTTAAAACATTTACTAGCTTTAGTCTTTCTAATGATAGAACTATTTGCATCTATTGCATCTTTAAACTCTTGTTGTGTCTCAGTGTACTCAAAAAGATCTGCCCATTCTTTCTTGTTGTGTATGCGTCTACTGAATATAACTTGGGATGCTTGCTCAGGACTGTTGAGGTTGATAGGTGTGTCACCCATAAGATCACGAATCTTGCGCTGCAGCCTGTCCTCTATCTCAGCTTTCTCTTTCTCAAACTCTAGTCGGACTTGCTGAAGGGCACTTCTGTCCACACGGATTCCTGACATATACATTCTGGTAAGGGCTTTACAGGTGCGGAAGGTAACACTTCTGACTTTATGTAAGGACTCTGCCTCTGGCTTGGCGTACTCTTGTTCCAAGGCAAGGTACAACTCACGAGTAATGTCGAGGTCACTCCTAAGATAAAAAAGAAGCTCTTGTAAAGGTATCTCATTGGTGTTCCATCCTTTCTTGTAATACTCTTTAAGAGTGTCTTGCTTCTGATAGTTTAGATTCCTACGTTCAGCACAAGCCTCTAAGCTTATGGCGTCTTTCTGCCCACGCAACAACAGGTACTCAGCCAACATCGTATCATAGATGTCACCGTCATACTTGAAGCCTGACTCCCACAGCCACATCAAGTCATGCTGTGCATTGTGCATGATCAAGAGTGTTGTATGGTCTAGTAAGATTTGTATGTTCCTAGCTCTTGACCCACCTATGTCTTGATCTTCTACATGGTTCAGAGTAAACAGGTGTGTTTCATCTACGTTGTCTACGTTCTGCACACCTACTTGAACAAGTTCTAAGCCAGGTTCAAACGGATCTAGAATGTTCTTCTTTTCTCGTTTAGTTATTGTGTTCTCTACATCTAGTACAAGTCTCATGGTAAATACTGGCTCCTGTCTCCATCAAGTTGACAAGTGACTCTTGCATGTGATCCTCCTTTGAGTTTATTCTTTGCTATCTTTAAGTGCCTTTGAGTTTCTGCATCATCATCAGCACCTTCAACACGCTTATTTTTAGATACCATTATTATTAAGTCTGCTTCTGCTGCTTTGCCAGTTTTACTACCCTCAAGCATAGATTGATCAGGCTCAATTAAACCCTCTGCGTCTGCACTAAGTTGTGACATCCACATTATAACACACTGATGTGCCTTAGCTATATTTCTTGCATGTATAGCTGCTTCTTTAAGAAAGAGGTCTGTTCTTTCTCCTTTACCCATTGCAAACTTGTCACCCATATCCAGAACTACAATGTCAGGCTCGTATGCTTTAACGATAGCCTCAACCCAAGACATGTCTTTACCTGTACTGTCTTTTACAAAAATGTTTTTATCTACTTTGTCATATCTCATTGCAGCTACAGCCATGTTAGTTTTGATTTCATCCATACTCATACTTGTAGCGGCACTGAGGTATCTAGCTGCTACACGTTCATAGCTTTCTTCATTACACAGCACCATACATTTAGCACCTTGATGTACAAAACCATTAGGTGCAGCTAGTGTACTTGCGTGAAAGCTAGTCTTACCTGTGTTAGGACGTGCACCAATAATAACAAAGTGACCTGGGCTTACACCCTCTACCTCTCTGGCTAAGGAAGGTATGTTAAACTTCCATTTAGATTGTAAATCATTAAGCCTTAGTATTGTATCTAAAGAAGTATCATCCCAATCAACAGTAAGCTTAGGTAAAAAATTATCTTCGTAGTCACTGAGTATGTTACGTAAAGGTTCTAACCCAGTGCGTGATCCATTAACGTAGTCAAACCCTATGTTAGCAATCTCTTCACCTACCACCTGTTGAAACATTTTAGATAGTACATCTGTAGCTATGTCTTGAGATAAAGGTTTTTCTCTTGCAACCTTGTGAAATAATTCGCCAAAGATTTGCTTATTAGCTGTAGTCATACTGGTGTTATTGACAAAGAACAAAGCCTCTAACTCAGTAGGTGTAAGACTTTTTTCGTAAGTCTCCATAGCGTAGTCTAGAGTCTGTTTGATCTTACGTGCATCCTTACTGAATATCTTATCAGGACAACGTATGCCTTTATGATTGTCATAGAACTCTTTATCCAACATAGTGCGGATCAATGCTAGTTCCATCATGTGTGTGTCTCCTCTTTGTCGGATCAGTTTAGAGTTTCGTTTATCTGTATACTCTTTCTTCTGTCCTGTATTTCCTTTTGCTTATAAGCACACTCTACTTCAAGCTCTCGTTTCTTTTGTGCATCTACTGTAGGTATACGCATAAGAAACTCTATATCATTTATTTGTTGTTCTAAGTAATCTATTTTAGTCATACTTTGTCTCCTTGTTATAAACTTTAGCTAACTCTTCATCAAACTTTTTGTCTGACTCAAACCTCTTACATGCCTCTAGCACTTCATCTACTGTCAAGTCAACGTAGACTTTACCTAGCGGTACACGTTCATCAATTATTGCTGTCTTCTTCATGCCATCACCACATTGGATTCATTAGGTTAAACTTGTCGTACCAACTGCTGCCCTCTAAAGCTAACCACATCAATACAGGCACACCCAGTATAAAGAATGCACACGTTAGGAATGCCCACCCTAAACCTTTTGTTGTGCAGTAATGTTCAGCCATAGTTCTTCCTATACTTCTTAGGGAAATGTTCTTTGTTCATCCCTTTGTTAACTTGTTCTGCTGCCCACGAGTAGTTCACATTAAAGTGTCTCGCTGCATCAGCTATACTCTTGAAGTCTTTACCGTGTAAACGACAGGCTCTACCCTTTTGCTTTTGAGTAGGCTCTACCTTGATACGGATATGACATGGTACATTCTTTGGTTGCATTATACTATCTCCTCTAGTTTTTTAATGTCTGCTTCCACTTTATATTTAATATCATCATAGAGTCTTAACGCTATAGTCTCCAACCCTGTGTAAGCCTCTATCTCTCTCTTATACTCTAATGTTTTATATGCAGCGTCAGGATCCAATGCTACTATAACCTTGTAGAAATTGTCTAAGTGTTGCATATTAGATACACTGAATGACGTGCCAAGTATCGCCAAACCTGTCAAGCCAGGAAATAGTTTAGCTGCTACGGTAGCACTGATAACATCCTCTACCACTATGACTACGCCACTGGGTTTACCTACAACACGAGTGAATACAGTAGGTGTCCTGTCGTAACGCTTCCACTTAACCTGTCCTGAGTAAGATATGCATCTACCTATAGCACCTACAAGTCTGCCTCTATCATAGATAGGAAAGACTACACGCCCATCCATTACATCATACATCAAGTCTTCACCATACAAGCCCCACCTGCCAATAAATCTTTCGTAGTGCTTATGTTCTGCAGTAGGTTTGACGATGTACTCAGGCCAAGTAAACAACTCGTGCTCTGATTCAGGCTCTTCATACCCTTTGAGTCTACGCTGTATCTCTTCTGCTGTCATACCTGAAGACACAACACCCTTGATCCTACAGTCAAGCTTATAACAATTGTAGAGCAGTGCACTACCATCTCGTGTAGCAGTGAATGTGTTCTTACCTTTGCACACAGGGCAGTCACCTCTATGCCTAACTTCTTCTTTTAAATCAAGGGCTTCCAAGTAGTTCTTAATGTTGACCATCTTTGCTCCTTCGTTTGTTTAGTGCATTACTTGCACCACTAAATGTGTTGACTAGGTATGGCTTGACTGACTCAGGATTTGCGTGACCTGTTACTTGCATCAACTCAAGAGTCTGAACACCTGCCTCTACCATCTCAGTGATTGCAGTCCTACGTAGATCCATAGCTGTCAGTTTCTTTGGTAGTCCTGCAGCTTCCTTGACTTCATTGATTGCATCATCGATGTGGTCTATTGGATAAGGCACATATGCCCCTGCCACTGGTGTAGTCTTGGGTGCTAC